CTTCTCGATGGCTCCTTGCGCGTCCGCAGCCGTTGGCAGGAACGTCCGCTCCGACAACCCCGGATCTTCGAAACCGAGACCTTCCGCTGCCTTATCGATCCCCAAACGTCCGAGAGATTCGAGATTGCCTGGCAGGGTTGCGAGACCGATCGCGCCTTGCGCAAGACCGATGCCGGCAGATTTGGCAACGTCAGCAACCGGATTCACGTCTGCTGTGGGGGCGGCTGCTGGTGTTGGCGGCGCTGTGGCTTGCGGTTGCGCTGGCAGTTTCGGATCGGGGCTCGGGAGTTGACGCATCGCGTTCGAAATCGTTCCCGCATCCGTCCCTTCCGGAAACTCCACCACCGCGCCAGTGGGAGACGTGACCCTGATCGTCATTCCATTGGCTCCAAAGTTCCGGTTTCAGGATTGAAGCGGTAATTGCCGCTCTTAGGCGCTTCTGGCGCTGCTGCTTGCGGCGCCGCCGACTGTGGAAGCTGCCCCGTTTCCGGGTCTGGAACGTTCGCCTTGCCGAAGCGTGCCACGTCCTGATCGTAAGCCTGCTTCTTGAGGGATTGGTATTGCTGGCGAAGCTGTTTGATCTTGCCGAGATTGGCTTTCAACTGAGCCGGCGACTGAGATTGCTCGACCGAGCCCCACACCGACTGTAGCAGCCGGTTTTCCATCTCCGACACCTGCCCCAACGCACCACCAGTTGGCGAATTGTTGCGCATGTCTTGCAGCTTATCGAAGCCGAGGTTCGCCTTGACCGTGTTTAAGGTGTTGGCGAGGTCATAAGACTTCGTGCCCGGAATGTTGCTTGTGACCGCACCTGTTAAGCCGGACGTGTAACCATCAGCGTCCTTAATCGCCTTGTCGATGTTGTCAGTTACAACGTCGTTCTGAATCTTCGCCTGCTCAAGCGCGATCTTCGACTTCGGCAGGTTCATCTGCCCTTCGCCCGTCTCGCGTCCGACCACCTTTGCTGTCTCGGCGCCTGCGAGGTCTTTCGGAATCTCGCGAAGATCGTTGCCCGTGGCTCCGCTGACGATCCGAGTTCCCGTTCCGGTATCGACCGTTTTCACACCGCGCGATGGCTCCAGTGCGGTTCCGCCGGCTGTCGTCAACGGCGTGATCAAGCGCGTGCCGTCTTCTGCGAACTGAGCCGTGAAGAACTGCCCCGAAGCTGGATCTTGGAACACCGTCCCTTGCTTGCCGTACTTCCCACCTCCGAACACGGTCGGAATGACGGACTTCATCAGCGACGGATTCCGTACAACCGCTTCGGCCGTTGTTGGGTCGATGCCCTTCTTGATCAAAGCGGCATAGGTGGCGTTTTTGCTCAACGTGTCGGCATTGAGGTCTTCCACACCCCTTCCCTGCAGCGCATTCCCGACATTGATCAGTCCTTCTCCGAACGAATGACTGAAATCCGGTGTCTGCGATCCGCCAAGCGCCATCGGCGGTGCTGATTGAGGTGTTGAAGCCGGGGCAATTGATCCCGTTGTAATCGGTGACGTGCCTTTCGGCGCCGTCAGTTCCGTTTCAGGAGGCGGCTGTGGTGTTCTGAGATTGCCTTGCAATCCTGATCCAAGATTCATGTAGCCGCCGCCTGTCTGAGCCGCGTTCGAGGCTTGCGCCTGCGGGTCAAGGTTCATCGCGCCAACCGGAGCGCCAGGAAGTGCAGCCGGTTGTGATGTCGGCATGCTCGGGACCATCGGCATCGCCGCTTGCGGTGCCCCGCCCTGTCCGACCTGAGACACAAGCTGCGTCAAATCCATCGCTGGATTACCAGGTGTGATGTTCAAGCCCTTGCCGCTTGCAAGGCTCGCCAAGAGGTCAGAGATGTTCATGCCGCTTTGCCTCGCGTCTGAGCCGCATGCCGGACCATCGCCGCTGCGGTGCGTGTCGCTGCGTCGTAATCAACACCCTTCAGGCCGTTGCCGAACTCTCCGACCGCTTCCGGCGTCGTCTGTTCGACCTCTTGCGCCAGCAGACCGATATGCGTCGCTCCAGTCGGATCGTCCTTATAGCTGTAACGGTAGATCGGCTGCCCATCGGCCAACATGCCGACGGGTTCGATGTCCTCTTTGGCGTTCTCATCGGACAAGGCCAGGATCGCTCCGAGAGCCCCGATACCCGCACCAACACCCGACGAGGTGATGCCGTATTCGGACTGGTTCCCCGAACCCGAACTACTCGACGTGCCTCCCAATCCCGCCGCTGGCAGCAGCAATGATTGCAAGAGCGAGAGGTTCTGATAGGGCAACTGTTGCTGCTGCTGCTCCAAGCTCAAAATCTGGTTTGGGCCGTAGTTCTGCGCATCGAGTGCAGCTTGTGAAAGTGGCACACCCGCCGCGTTGATATTCGCCTTCGTGGTGTCCAGTGCCGATGTGCCGGATGCGGTATTGGCGCCCGCGCTATAAATCGAATTGGCGGCATTGATCTGGTTCTGCTGCTGCTGGTTGAACTCGTTCAACAGAATGGGCGCCGTTGCCGATGTAACACCGCGTGCAACAGCGCCCTGGTTCGCGCCGGAGAAAGATCGGCCCGATCCGGCGAACATCTGGTTGATGCGGTTCTGCGCATCATCCGCTGCGACTTTAAGAGCGGCCTGGATTTGCGGATTATTGCCCACATCGAGATACTTACCGGAGGCGTAGTCTCCGAGGTTGCCTTGCAGCGTGCCATAGGCGTCTTTCAGCAGTCCGACCTGATCGCCGTTGTCGTAGTTCAGCGCACCGTTCGCCGCGCCGGTAATCCCCGCCGTGAACGGGTTGCCGGCGTTGGCATTGGCTTCGAGCTGGTTGAAAGCAGTGTTCTGCGCCGCCGTCGCGCCACCGGGATTGAGCGACCCGACCTGAGAGAGATAATCTTTCAGGTAAGACTGCGCCGGTCCCCACGGCTCGGACTTTGTGACCTGCGTTTGGGTCTTGCTGCCGCCACCTTTAGACATCAGGCCACATCCTTTTGAAATTGATAGAGCCCATCCGGTCGAACGCCGATAATCCGCACACCGTCGTACGCCTTCAGCAAAGCCTTACGGCCACTGAAGATGATCCGGCTGCAATGGTTGAACTTGGCGAAGCTCGTCATGCGCTCCGAGATCAGCTTGCCCCAGCGAAGAATCCCCGCCCCGCCGAGCCCGTAAACGTCGAGGGACAAGTCTTCGCCGTCCTCAAGCACCGACGTCAAAAACGCGGCATGGATTTCTTTCGGCGTCATGATGGCCCACATCTGAATGCGGCCATCGACGATGCGATCGATGCAGTCCTTGATATCGACGGCTTCCGGTTCCGCCGCTGCGCCCCGCAAGAGATGCGGACCAAGGTGCGGGAGCATCGCCCCGACCATGCTCATCGGAATTTGAACGACTTCGATCATGAGCCAATCCTGTAAGCAAAAGTCCGATCCGTCTGGCTGTTGCTGGCGTGCGTGACGGTGAACTGACCCTGAGCAATGGCAGAAATGTAAATCGTGCCGTTCCCCACTTCCGCCGCCGCATGAGCCGTCTTGGCCTGCAAGAAAATCTCGCTGTCCGCACCGCAGTTCGGCGCCGTCACCGTGGTTGACGTTGTTGATGCGGTCAGAGCAAATGATCCGGCCGCATTTCCACGGCCCGAGAACAGATCGCGGATCGCGCGGCAAAGCCGAACGGGGTCTTTTTCGCTCGATGCTGGACAGTTGCCCGACATATCAATGGCTCCCATCCGGGACGGCGCTCGGAATGACGCCGCTCGCAAAGGTCCACACCTGTCCCGCTGGAATCCGTATCTTTGCCCGCGCATATCGCGTGGACCAGATCATCGGGCAGAAGCCCTCATCGTTCATCGTCGTTTCAGGCAAGTACGTCCGCGCCGCGTTGAGGTTTTCCCGCTTGCCCAACGTGCCCCGCACGTCCGATGCATCGGTAATCGGCGTGAACCCCTGAACTCTGAGCCGAACGCCTTTGCCGCTCTGCTCCGGTGTTTCCAGCGTTGCTTCGACCGCATCTCCGGTGAAGGTTCCGATCTGGTGATTGCTGTCACAGCACGACAAGGCCGGAGGTGAGGCGATGTTGATCGTATCGAGCGAGAACGTCAGCGCATCGAGGTTGCCGCCAACGACGCCCCCCGACACGTAAGCATTGGTGAAGACCGAGGCCGTGCCATCCGTATCTTCCGCCAGATCGATATGCGTTGAATCAACGACCGTGATTTTCCACGTGCCGTTGGCTTCCGTGGTGCCGGTCACCCCGGAAATCGTTTTATAGTTGCCAGTCGCCCATCCGCTCGTTGAGCCGACTGTCAGGCGGATCAGCCCAGAACCGTTATCTGCGGCTCCTGAGATGGTCTGCGATCCCGGCGCTATGGCGTCCAGAGCTTCCATCGTCAGGCCCGGCGCCGCCAACTGTGCCAAGGCTTCGCCGGTAATCGACAACGGCGCCCAGCGTTGCAGCACGTAGTTGTAAGCCAAGGCCGTATCGAACAGGAGCTGAGATGATGAAGCCGACTTCCAAACAAACACCGCGAGATTGTTGTTCGGGTCCGCCACCGCTTGCAAAAGCTGAGGCGCGGCCGTGTCATAGGAATCGAAGAACGTCCGGTTGACCTTTTCCTCTCCAATCGGAGTGAGGCCACCGGAGTTGTTGATCTGGTAGAAGCCTTTCGGGGTAACGAAGAAATGCAAATCCCCGCCCGAGCAGATGGCATAGGGTCCGAGCGCCCCTAAATTCTCCGCGATCTTCTGGATTTCAAAGATCACGTCCGACCCAGGTGAGAACGTCATGCGGCGGATCATCTGATCCTGCAGGATCGTCCCGAATTCGCCCCCGATCACGCCTCGGACAAAGCCGCCGTCCGGCTCATCCTGATAGTCGGAAGAATTGATGCCCGCCGTCCAAGCGTCGTCGCTCGTGATGTCGTTGAGCCCCGACCATTGGATGCGCTTCAGGTTGGTCGCTAGGCCGGAAAGCATGAGGAATTGATTCACCACCGCGACATACGCGGCCTTGGGCGGTGAACCGCCAAGATCGTCAAATGCCGTGTCGCTTGCCAGGTCGAACACCTGCGGATTGGCGTTCTGCTGAACCGCGACAATCAGGGTTCCGAACTGCGCAAAGCACCAATTCGCCTCCGGGTTTAATCCGGTATAGGTTGAAGCACCCTGCGAGGCGTCATCCCATGAAAGCGTGGTGTTGTTCAGCAGATAGAGCTTGTTCGATGTTCCTGCAAAAACGCGAACCGATCCGTCTTCATCGCGGGCGTAGAAATACCCTCGGCACACCGCCGGCAGAGCCGAGGTAAACGGGATCAGGGCCTGAAACGGACCATATCCATCGGCGCGCGGAATGACGTTGTTGATGGCTGAGGTTGTCCCCCCATCAAGATCGCTGACATCTGGCCTGAATTCCCCGAACGGGATCATTTCCGTCATCAGCAGTAAGGCAGGACACGACCCGCTCCCACTTGCGTCATCTTCGTGGTTTTGCGTGAGAGAATGGCGGCCTCGTCCTCCGCAAGCGCTGCGTATTTCGTCGCCTTCGCGTCGTCTGCGATGCGTTCAACGTGTTTGTAAAGTTCGGCCTTCGCCTGAGCGCGGATCATGCGCTCCGCAACCGTCATCCAGACATTCCCGGTTTCATCGTCCTGAACCGGAGCCGGAATAGCGCGCTGATACGCCACCCGAATGTCAAACTCCCCGGACGGAATCGGATAAAGCCGGAAGGTCTGATTGTAGAATGAATACTCCGAGGGAATGCCGCGCGAGAATGTTCCACTCTGCGTCGAGCGTTCAACGGTGACGGGAAACCGAGGCAGGATATCGTAATACTGACCGCTTGAGACGCAGATCATGTAATCGATCTTGATGACGTTCAGAATATCGTTGAAGTCGTTGACGCCGTAGCCGTCCTGCCCCTCGACCGTCGAGAACGTTGAGTCCCGCGTCTCGTTGAAAAAGTATCGCTCCCCAGACCAGTAATCGACCGCATCGGAAATCGCGCTGGCAATCTCTGGTCCAACGTCTCCACGGTTGATCTCGTTCGCAATCCGCCGCTTCATCGCGCCGAGCGTGCCGGCCGTCGTATCGAGGCTCGACGCACTCTGCACCTGACTGAGCCGCAACGCTTGCAGCGCGTCGGCAATCTCCTGCTGCATTTGGCCGACGAAGGGATTGTCCGCCGCATAGCCGATGACGTTGACGGCAACTTCCAACTTCGCCCGACAGCGGATCAGCCTTTCAGCCGTCGTCATCCATGCGTTGTCGGTCGTGGTGTCATCAGTCGGCGCATCAACGAAGGTTTCCCGGTTGAACGGGAAGGCCTCGTATTTATAGGCGTCAATCGCCGTGGTGATGGCGTTGGCGATGTCGGTCGTGAGATCGTCTCTCCTGAACTCTAAGGCAATCTTGGCCTTCATGGTTCCGAGAGTGCGGGTGTCGCTCATGGTTCAGCGCTCCCGCTTCGTGGTCGGAATCCAGCCGACCCGTTCGCCCAACTGATCGAGCTTTTCCGCCAAGCGATCGTTCGTCGCGTCCTGCTTCGCCATCACGCCTGAAAATTGCGCATTCGCGACATAGATGATCCCCGCAACGACCATCGAAAACAGGATCGCCAGCGTCAGAATGGTTGCCACCCACTTATGGAAATCAAACGCCGGTCTCAGAGCGTTCGCCGTCGTCAGCTTGCCGAGTTCCTGCCCGAGATTGGCAAACCCTCTCGATACGCTGCTGTCGAGCGCCTTCACTTCGCTCTTGAGGCCCGCCATATCCCCCGACAAGCCTTTGATCGCCGCGTCATGCTGGACCAGCGTCGTCAGAAGCTCGCGTGGCGTCGGATCTGCGTTGTCACTCATTGACAAGCCTCCCGTCAGTGTCGTCATCGTCGGCGCTCCCCGTTGCTAGCGTCGGCGTATCGCTTATGCGGCACTCGATTGATGAGTCGTCTCGGCTCCTTCGACGATTTCCGCCGGGAGAGAGGCAATCACATACCGATGTTCCGTGTTGTCGGAGGTCGCCCGGAACCAGGTGACGGCGCGCCCGGCTGAATTCTCCTTCAGCATCGCCTGAAGCCCCGGATCGCCCATATCGTCAATAATCCAGTGCGTAGCGTTCGCCATCACATCGGGGATGATCTTAAAACAGGCATCACGTTGGGCTTTGGTGCGTTCCGGGCCGTCGATGATCACCACATCAATCAACCCCATCTCCAAACCATCGACGCCGTACCAGTCGAAGCCGTCATAGGGAACCAAGGGGCAGTAATGCATCACGACGTTTTCGACGCCGTGTCTGTCGAGCATGGCGCAGGTGCGCTTGAACCAGTCGAGGTCGCTTTCTATGGTATGCAGAACCTTGCTCGTGCCCTTGAGCGCCAGCCCCATGACAAGCGTGGAGATTCCCGAGCCGAACTCGATCGCATCGCCTTGCGCGGACCGCACCGTTTCCCAGCACAAGCTGAGAGCCTCCCCCGGAAGCGCGGAAAGCGGCAAATAGCTGTGGTCATTGATCCTCTTGAAGATCAGGTCCGCAGTATTCCCGGCTTTCAATTCGTTGACGGCGGCAATGAACGCCGGATGATCGACGTTTTGCTCCATCCGTAAATGCGTGGCGCAATGGCCGATCCATTCTTTCTCGCCGACGTGGGCGAACTGAAGATCGACATCGGCGCGCACTGTAAAGCCTGCGGCGCGGGCCTTAAGGCACAGCACGAGGTCGCCAGATTGACGGTTCGTCTTATCGCCCACATAGGCGCTGAGGTCCGTTTCGGCGGCAAAGGCGCGCTCACAGATGCAGGCCACGGCGCGCCGGCCGGTCGCCTCATCTTCGGGACTATCCCACCAGATGCGGCTCTTTTCAGCTTCGCGCTTGTAGAGTTCTTCAATGACGTGACGGCGGATGCGCATGAACCCGGTCGGGATCTTCGGCATCTCGAACAAGCCGTCTTCGGCGGACGTGCGTGGGCAGTCAACGCCGGGATGAAAGGGATATGTTTCCAAGTCGTTCTTATGGCGATAGATGCCGCCGACAATATCGCCTTCGACCTTGAGCAGCTTGAGGAACGCTTCGGCGCGCCAGCCCATATCGCTGTCTATGAAGAACAGATCCGTGCAATCGGTTTCAAGAAATTCGCGGAAAACCTTGTTGCGCGCGTCATCGACGTGGCAGTCACCGTCAAGAACATGATAGTCGAACTTCACTCCGAAGCGGACCAGAGTTTCGATCGTGGCGACAAGGCTCATATTGTAAGCGGCTGGGAACCCTCGGGACGTCGGCGAGGCAATGAAGACGTGATACGGCTGCGCAATCTGGCTGATGTTTCGCGCCGGAAGTCCGCCTTCATAATGATTGTGCTTAGCCACGCTATTCCCCTCTTATGGCGGTGAGAGACGGGGCCAGAAAGCCCCGTCCTTTTCGTCTGTGGCTTAGTCCGCGCTCGGAACGTAAGCGACCGTGACAGTCGCTTTTCCGGCCGATGCTGCCGTGCCCGTCGCCGCGCTGTACTTCACGAAGATGTCCACATCCTGCGTGAAAGACAGAGCGCCACCGATCAACGATTGCTTGGCGCCAGTTGTGGAGGCCGCAGCCGTGGTCGATGTCATGATGTTGTTGTACGAGGACGAGTTGGTGCCCACGACAAGACGGTTCGTGCCGGCCGAATTGAAGCCGGTGCTGATCCGCGCATTGGCACTTAGGATGTGCGAGCCCGCGGGGATTTTGCCCATCGACACGCCAGTTCCGATCCCGGCCGTATCGTACGAGACCGTGATCTTCCTGTAGTGCACGAGGCCGAACGGATATTCGCGGGCGTTCGTCCCGACAGTATTCGTCGCCATGTTCGGAACCTCCCTTAAGCGGCGCTGTAGGTGGAGATCACGACCGTGCCGTAATCAACCGAGTTGTAGACCGTCTTCTTCAGGCCCCAGATCGCCCACGCCGAGACTTCGAGCTTGCGCTTGTGATCAAGCAGCTCTTCGTTCCAGCGATAGGTCGAAGACGAGCCCGAAGGCTGGCCGGCGTTCTTCGTGCCGTAGGCCGAAGCCGCAGCCTGAGCGCCGAGCAGAACCGCACGCCGGGTGTTGGCTACAGCCGCGCCGCTCGTGTGATGCACGCCCTTGGTGATGTCCTGCGACCGGCGAAGAATGCAGCCGTTGTATTCGCCCAAAGCGCCCGAATAGAGCGGGTTTTTGGACGGATCGACGCCAGAGTAGGTGAACTTGGTGATGTCCTGCCACGAGCCCTGCGACGTGCTCGTGCGAAGCTGCACCACCTGCTGTTCGTGAAGGTAGCAAACGTACTTCGGCTGGCCCGCCACTTTGACCTGGCGCACCATGACGTCACCCGTACGGGCCGCAGCAACAGCTTTGTCGATCAAGCCGACCGAGAACGTGTCTGAGGAACCAAGACCTTCGTCATTGGTGTTGGCACCCGGCCAGATATGACGATCCTTATCGGTTGCGCCGGCCGAGTCCGTCACGGCGTTGTTGCCGGTGCGGAGATACTGACCCGCACCCGTTCCGTTGGCCGGGAGATAGCCGCAAGCGTGATTCAGAAAAGTTTGGCTTTTCCGATCGCTCCACCAGTCAACCAGCGCGTTCTTGCACTCCTGACGGAGCTTGAATGGAACTCGCTGAGCGTCGATCGTGTTCTCAGACCTTGACGACATGACGCCGCCGAGTTCGTTGATGTAGATCGAGTCCTGCAGGATCGTGAGTGCTTCGCCGTTACCTTCGGCGGTCATGCTCTCAGTAAAGCCATCCTGCGTCGGGCGGCCGCGAAGGTTGAACATAACCTTGTCGCCCGCACCTTTTTCTGTTTCTTCCTTGATGTGGATGATTGAATTGTCATCCGTCCCCATCAAGGGCGCGATCTCAAGCGAGTCACGCTCGGCACGTGCGAGCACTTTGGCCCACAGGTGCACCGCATTAGCGTCGTTGACGCCAAATTCCGTGTAAGACATGGGAAATAACCCCGTTGCTGTTCCGGCTTTGTGGATCGCGCGATATCGCTGCGCAGCGGAACGGCTTGGGGTCTTGAGCGAGCACGTTCGCTCCGGCCATTGACGGAGGCCCTCCGGACAGGCTGTACGATGCCTGGAACGGTCTCATGCGCGAGACGCACGACGCCTTACAAAATGTGTTGGGGATTTTTCGTCTTGACGGGATCTTGGCATCCCGAGAGTTCAGCGGCCGCCGAGAAATCTCATAAGATCTTTCTCGGACATCTTGTCGGCAACAGCGTCGAACTCTTCCTGACTCATACGCGCTAATGATTCGTAAGTCAATGACGGAGCTGCTTGTCCGCCAACAGTCGAGAGCGTTTGTGCGGCCTGCTGACCATTTTGAATCTGACGAATTTTCTCTGCTGCCGCGTTTGGCGCTGCCGCCGCTGCCGGTGCGGGCTGTGTGGTCGAAGGCGCAGAAACGGCCGGTTTTCCTGCGTAACCTCGCGCTTTTGCAACGCCGTAAATCAACTGTGCCGGAGACTGATTGTTCTGCATCGCTTGCGCGACAAGCTGCGTTTCTTCCTGCTCGACAATCGCCTTGCGTTTCAGCGGATCGCGGACGCCTTGCAATTCCAGTTCTGCCAATCGGCCCTTTACCAGATGCTGGTAGGCATCCATGAAGTCCGGTGTCTGCTGGCGGAAAGACTGAACGTCACTGTGATAGGTCTGACGCAACACTGTCATGGCGTCGCGCTGCTGCGACTGCTGCTCGACGTGGGCCGTGCGTTCTTCGGTGCGCTTGTGCTGCTGCGCCAGCCAGCCATTACGCCGGTTCAATTGCTCCATCGCCCCGACGAAATCCTGCATCGGGTCGATGTCGGCTTCATCGAACGGATTTGGCTCGGGTGTCTTTGCTTGCGCCGGTTCGGCAGGCTTCTGTTGCCCGTTGAAGGCTTCGTTCAGGATCGCAATGCGTTCCTCGCCACGCGCCATCTGAATGCGAAGCTGCTCCAGTTCCGCCTTCGTCGCCTTGTTTTTCTCCCTTGCCTTATGCACGGCATGGATCGGGACCATCTTGACGAAGCGATTGGTCTTCGGATCACGCAACCGGCCCTGCGCGTCCTTGACGTATTCGCCTTCGTCAATCTCGTCGTCGTCATCATTATCGGACGTGTCGGCGGGGGCAGCGGCCTTCGCCGGATCCGTGACCGGCGCAGCAGGCTCGACCGGCGCGGGACTGGTGACAGGTGCCTCGGCCGCCGGTGCCGGAGTTGCTTCCGGGGGCGCAGCCGATGCAGGCGTGACCGGAAGCACGGTCTTACCGCCGCTCTCCATGTACGCCAGTTCTTCAGCCGTCAGGTCGTCTTCGAAAGGAGGCATTCAAATCTTCTCCGGTTGATTAAGTGCCCGCGCCATTGATGGCCGCGATGGACGGTCCACCGGGCGGTGCAATCGGCGTGGCGTCGATCGTTGGTGATTGGACAGGGCTTGGATCTGGGCGTCTCATCGGCAGGTGCGGAAGCTGCGGCAGTCGCGGCATGTCGGACGTTGAATACAGCGCCTCGTCCTGCTCCGGTTTTTCCGTCAGATCCTTGAACGCCCGGACCTTGGTATGCACCGCAAGGGATTGCTCTCTAAGGGCCTGAGCCTCTTTGAGATTGTTGTCGCTTGCCACCGAGGCGAAGCCCAAAATGGTTTCGGCTTTCGCTTTCTCGGCCTGCGCCCGGTCGCGCTCGGACGCCGCCGCATCGCGGTCGATCTTGGTAATCGCCGCCTGCTGCGCAATCTGCTTCTGCTGCGCCACTTCCGGCGACTGTTCCTGCTGTTGCAGCAGACCTTTCAGGCTATCAATCAGCTTCTGCGGCAGGCCCGGAACGTATTCGAGCAGCATCACAGCTACATCAGGCGTCAGCAGTCCTTGGAACGATGGCAGGATGGACTGCAACGCCGCCCATGTCTGTTCCTTCTGGTTCGGGCTTGTCGGCGCCTCCGAAACCACAACGTCGTATTCTCCGACCGTCTTGTCCTTGATCAAGGCGATGGCCTTGTAACCATCCGGTCCAAGAATGCGGATCAAGCGCCCGTCCGACAGATAGTTCTGAATGAAATACAGTCTTGTTCTGCCGACTTCGATGCGGAACGCTGTCAGACTGTCGAACAACGTCGCCAGAATGGTCATCGCCGCTTGCTTGCGGTGGGCTTCGAGAACGCCGGGCTGGTTCACATCCCGCATCCCGAGCAATTCCATGTTGATGCCCGTCACCTGAGGCATCGCATCCAAGGCCAACTGCAAAAGCTGGACATACGGCGCCGCCATGCCGATGCCGGGCTTCTGCATGATCTTGTTGCCCGCGATCGCGCCTTTCTTCACCCATGTAATCGCGTCGGGCTGCGCATACGTCGCTTCCGCTGCCCGCATGTCGGTGAAGGCGTCGTCCTCAGCGAGAATTCCACCCTTGGCCGTGGTGTTGATGATGTGCGTTGCTTGAGACAGCCACTTGTTGGCCATCTGCTGCGCCGGCCGCAGGAGCTTCTCTAAGCCGAACCACGAGTTCTTCGTCTCGTGCCGTTCGCCGGTAATGCAGTTCAGCGTAAACCCGTCTGCTCGTGGACAAGGGCCGTTCTTGAGGATCTTGTCGCCGATGAACGCCTGTTTATAGACCCGCCGATATTGCTCAACGCTTTCAACCGTCAGAGGTTCATGTGGCTGGCCCGTCTGCGCTGCGTCCGTCTCAAGCAAGGAGTTCGCCTGCTCGACCTGCTTTTTCAGGCCTTTGAGGCTTTTGTCGTCGTGTTCTTCCATCTCTCCGGTAAGAGGATTGAGTGCCCGGTGGTACTTCTCCCGCTCCCACCACTGGCACTGCAGAATAACGACTGTGGATTTCGAACCCTGATCGCGCATCGGTTCGAGCTTGAGACGGCGGTCTTCAATCGGGACCGGAGCCGTCGATCCGACATCCGACACCCAACTGCAATTAAGGTCACGATCCTTTTCGCCGGGGAACATCGCCTTGGCGTCGCTCAGCGGCATCTTCCTGGCACGCCAGGTCCGGCGCCGGTCAGCTAGGTTCTGCTCCCGTGCGGCATGGTCCCAATACATCTCAAGCGGGCTGATCGCCTGCTCGACGTATTTCCCGTCCGGTTCCAACTCATAGTCAATTCGTTTCTCAACCCATCCGAGTCCACACGTCAGCATGTCCTGAAAGGCGCGGCTCTCTTGCTGTGCAGCGTTGCACTGGTCCGACATCCATTCCGAAGCTGCCGACAGGGCTTCGTTGGCAATGACGTCACCTTCTTCCGTTCCTCGTGGAAGGTAGATGATCTCTTGCCGGGTGTTGATTTCCACACCGGCCACGGCCTTGATGATCGCCAGCTCTCGGTTGAACGTAATCGCTGGACGCCTCTGGTCCGTCATTTCCTGAACGGTCTTCTGATCCCACTGGTCCGAGGCGATGAAATCAAACGACTTCCGCGCATCCTGTCGCCATTCGTCGGAATGACTGGAATCCGTCAGGAACCACTGCCGCATCGTGACAAACAGATCATCGACTGCCAGCGTTGATGGATTCGCGTCATCGTCCTCACGGTCAGAGACCATGAAGTCGGGATCAACAGCCATATTGGATTGTCCTTAGAACCGGAGGCCAACCAGATCGGTCGCGGTCGTGCTGGTCTCGTTGAACTTCGTCACGCCCAGCGGATAAATCACACCGGCCAGAAGCCCCTTGATCACCGTTGTGACGTCTTTAAGATCCGTGATGCTCACGTTCCCATCGGCCCCGACCATGAACGCATCAAACGGCCGGTCATATGTCGTGGAATCGCTCAACGTAATCGCCACCGCTTCCTTGTAGGTGTCGGGTGCAATCAGTGCGCCGTTGCGTGCCATGTTCTGTCCCTCAGAGAGTTTCGAGATACTGCTTTGCAGCGTCCGAAGCGCACGCAACAGGATCAGCGCTGCCGTCAATTCTGTAGGTGAACGGTTTCATCTCGCCGTTCTGCGGCTGGACGTAGAACGTCAGAACCTGGCGCTCTTTTCCTGTCTCATCATCCCGCTCGTATTTCATCGTCGCTGCGGAACACGAGGCTTTTCCATCGAGGCCCTTGCGGAAAGCCTCGGTCACAAAACGAATGCTCATGTGCCGAGCTTCCGGCTCTTGAATTTCGGCCTTATGCTGGCGGCGAAGAACTTGCCCGCGCTCGGCGCTTTCTGCATCTCCTGAAAGATGCCAAGCGGAACGTCATGGTAGGCATGCGAAGCACCGTTCTTGAACGTCACGTGTATCTCAGATGTTGCAGTGTGATATTCGACCTTCGCCACGTTCGAACTGTTCTTTGGCTCGAAGCTGTGACTTGCTGTTGAGGCTTTCTGTTTATCGAGCATCATGCGCTCCAAGGATCTCTATTCACTGGCCGATGACTGAATCTGCGGTGACGATCCGGCTCTCTCGGATAAACACCGGCAGCAAGCGATAACAGGAAGGAGTCTGCGATATCAGGAGAGAACCCGAGGTCTTTTTTCATCTCGTCCTTGCGCATCACGACGCGCTGGCCGCCGCCTGTGAACGTGTACGTTGGCGTCGAAAGCTCTGCGATTAAGTCCTCGCAGCCCTTCTCGGGAATCTTGCAGTTCTTTGCCTCGAACCATTCCCGGCCGCGCCACCAAAGCTCATCCCTCAGCCGATAGTTGAGCGGGCTGATGCCCTTCGTTTCCGTGACGTTGACAGCGGTGATCTTGCCTCTGAGCGGCGATCCGGCTTCTTCCAGAATGTCCACCACGCCGGCGCCCATATTGAGAACGTCGATGCAGATTTCCATTGGCTGCATGTCGTTCATGGTGCGGCGGTATTCGTCGATGATCCGGCCGGCGATCTGCGTCGTTCTTAGGTTGCGCCAGGTGATCGGTGGCTCAAGCAGCGTGTTGCCCTGCCGTTTCGTCAGAACCGTGCGGTCGTCGCCAAAGCGGGCGATATCCAAGCCCCAAACCGGGTAGACTGCCGTCGTCTCGACATTGCGTCCTCTTGCCGATTCAATGTCTTCGAGAGGAATAACGGTGTCGTCGTCTTTGTTCGGGAACTCGCCAAGGACACGGACGCGGTAGCGGTTCGAATCCTTGCCGTAGGTGTCTATGATTTCCTGAATGTGCCCACGAGCGCGGGGAACGTCCTCACAGCTTACGCGCAGGCATTTCCAGATGTGCCGCAGCTTCTTTTGCGTGTCGGCAAAGAAACCCGTCGTGCGTGTCGGGTTCGAGAATAGAACCGCGATCGCGCCCTTGGTCGAGAGCGAGCCCTGCGCGATTTCGAAGACCAGATCGAAGATGCCGCTCGCCTCGTCCGCGAGATAGAGAACGTGCTTGGCATGCACACCCTGCAAGGCTTCCGGGTTGTGCTTTGAAGCTGTGCGCCGAACGACGAAGGCCATTTCCGGCTGCGCTTTGACATAAAGCGTTTCTTCGTCGATTTGAATCTGCTGGTAAAGCGGCTCAGGAAGTCGCCGACTCCACTTGCGAATTTCCGGCCAATTGTTGGTCTTGAGCTGATCTTGGCTATTCGCAGTCAGAACGCACTTTGCGTCGTAGTGGCAGAGCGGGTGCCAGAGAGCGAGGATTGCTAGGATAACCCCTTTTCCGACGCCGTGCCCTGCACGCACGCTGTGGCGAGGATTGTCCGATGGAACGCCATTGGGGTCCGTGAAAAAATACTCAGGACGCAAGAATTTGTCCTGCCATTCTTCCAGCATCACGGCATCATGGCCGCACTTGGCTGTGAATTCCTCCGGGGTCAGCAGTGCGAGTTCAGGATCGTAAGGCAGAAATCCGAGCACACCGACGGCAAAGAGCCAAGGATTGCGATGAGAGCCTAACCACGAATCTTCCCAGCCACCGGCTGGCGCCGCAGAAGGCTTAGAACTCACCCGTCTTCCCTGTGAAATCGCTGTGGAAGTTCCAATAGCTGTCGTGTCTGCCGCCGCGTTCGTCGGCATAGAGCTTATGGTGCAGCGTGTTCTGCGGGAACGTTCCGTGCGGGAGTGTCGCGACGTACGGGCCTAGACCTTCGGGTGAGAACCATTTCACCGTGAAGCCGCCGCTATCGTTTTTCACGACCTCGACCCTGCGCATCCCGTGAGGCGTCGGAAGCTGTACAAAATCCCCGACGTGCAATTCATCCGATCTCATGCGTGCATCTCCGCCGGCTGAGCATGGCCGTTGGCTTTCGGCTTCACAACCGGCTTAGCCTTGGCGATCTTCAGTTCGGGATTTTCCGCCGTGTAGGTGTCGCTCAGAGCCTCGACCCAGCCCGTAATGCGGCCCGTCTCCCATGTCAGAGCCTTGCGCGACATGCCGGATGGGAATCTCAGTGTCTTGAACGAATGCCCGATCACCAGGTCAAGCGTGCAGCCTGTCCACTTGTATTGACCCTTCTTGAAACCGAGCAGGGCTAAGGTGGTCTCGATCTCTTGGCGGATTGCTGCGCGCTTCATTGGGATGGCTCCGTGTGCGTTCCGCCGCCAATCATCTGCCAGATGTTCGCGAATGCCTCGCTGGCGTCATGCTTGAGATTGATGTCCTTTGGCACGAGGTCCGCCACGATCTTGAGATAGGCTTCGGGCTTGTTCTCACGCACCGACTTGATCGCTTCGGTGCCATACAGCTCGAAGTCTTCCGTGATGGCATTCAGGAAGTCGGTCGATATCTTGTTCCGCGATCCCTTGGGGCGACCTGCGGGATTCCCAGACTGCCCCTTGGCGAATGGACGGCCAGGCGCGCGTTTTGCTGATGCGTCTGCTGTAGTATCAGCATCATTGCCGGGCGGCGCGATCGGCGGGAGCTTTGTCCTTTTCGGCGGCTTGCGGGCCATTGTTAGTGCCCCCGCCGTGCCCGTGCCGGACGCGCAGGTTCCTCATCCTCTGCGACGCCGTTCATTGCCACGTCTTGCCCATCAAAACGAGCTAGGGCTTCAAGGTCCGCAATGAGGTACGCAATCGTTCCTGGATCGTAGGAAGCTGACTGCATGTCCTGGATGGCCTGCTGAACCCGCGTTCTGAGCCGGATGCGGGCGCCGTTCAACTGATCGTCCGTCAGGTTGACGCCCTGGTAGTTATTCATGCAGAATCCTCATCTTCAATAAAGCTGATGCGATAGCCCTGGCCAAAAGCGACAAGGCTCTCGCCGTAAATCACCGGACTGTCCTGTGTGGCGTCTCTGGTGGTGGCGTTCTTGGTTGAAATCTCGTACCGAACCCGCTTCCCGGCCTCGACCTCGACCATGACCATGTTGGCGTGCTGGCTCGTTGAGAGATCCGTTCCCGTCGCTGATGCCGTGGTATCGACGGTCAGTGTCTCTTGGTTGAGGTAGGGCATTTTCGGCAGCCAAATGGCGTTTTCCGAGTTCCTGCCACCGTAGGAGGAAATCGCCCCGGCGATCATTCCCTCAATCGCGAAGCATCGCACCTTGACTGACATAGGCCCCTCGTTCAGAGTGTGTGTGAAAGAACCAGCGGCCGGCGCCATCCCCATGAGCATCCGGCCGCCAGTGAGCGCCGCCCCGTCACATCTCTCAGGTGTCCAAGCCTGAATGACGTGGGTTCAGAGCGGCAAATCAATTCAGATCAGAAAGCAGCCTGCCGTCTTCCGCAGGGAGAGAACCCACGGCCAGGACAATCCAACGCCTCTGAGAGTTACAGGCCCGTGCCAGAGGCGCGACGGCAGGTTTTCGAACCGGCCTAGCCAATCATCCAGATCAACCAGAAGCTCATCAGCGTAACGACTAGGCCAAGCCAAAAGGACGGGCTGGTGTAGATGTCTCGCATGGTGGCCTCGCTGGAATAGCTTCCAGCACGTCCTACAGTGACCGCAACGAAAGCCCCTCTTTTGCATCAAAGCGGGTGTGGGCTGTTGCCGGTATTGTTGGGGTGCTGAAAACGAAAACCCGGACAGCTTTTCAGCTTCCGGGCGGAATGGTTCGCGGATTATGCGAGGAAGGTACGAAAAATTATTGGGTTTGTCTAGGGCGGCTGCATCAAATCAAGCTAGCTGCATATGTGGCAGATTGTCGCATCTAAATACCCCTGCGCCATGCCTTCAGCACTTCGACAAGCTCGGGTCGCTCATCTAGCAGCCGCATTAGCGTAACGGTGGGTCCGTTCAGATCGCCGCCAGTCGCCC